TGGCCGCAAGCCCTAACGTATCGAGATTTAGCATTATGCCTCGCTGGTTACAGTCGTTTCGCCGTACAGCGTGTTGATGGTGGCGGTAAACACAACGCTGCGTGTGCCGGCGTTATATTCCGTGGTGAACTCAAGGATTTCAGTCACGCCTGGCGTGCCAAGGATGCGCTGACGGACGGCCATGTTATAGGCGTCTGATTTATGCTTTCCGAGGATAGCCTCGCGATACGGGGTGCCTTCGGTCACATCAAGGAACCATTCCCCAGTCCACAACGCGAACCGGGTTTTTACTGCCTGGGCGACCGCCTCCGGAGTGTCAGTGAGAAAGGTATTACCCCCTTGGCCGAATGTGTAATCGCCGCTATCGTCCTCTTTTCGGTATCTCATAAATCCTCCAGGGCTACCACCAGCGAATCTGACCGATAAGGTATCCAAGTGCAGCAATAAAGATTACCAGCCATAGCATGATGAATTTCCAGTTTGGTAATTGCTTAATCATCAATTAGGCGCTCCGGTGTTTCCGCTTCCGTTCTGCACGCCGCCGTGAGTATGGCTCATCAGGCTCTTGCCGCCTGCTGTCAAATCGTTGGTGACCTTGACCGGCCCCTGCATCGTCGCCGTTCCGCCGGCGGCACCCATACCCTGTGACAAGTTGCCATTGATCGTCACGTTGCCATTCAGCACGATTTCGGGGGAGGTGATTTCGGTACCACCCTGCGCGCTGGCGATCAGTTTTCCCGGCGTGGTGACGTTTACCGCATGGCTTTCCGGGTCCAGTTCGATAAATGCCGCGCCATCGTCGGTACGAAGTTGCGCCGCGCTGGTGCTGATGCCGCTGATTTTCTGCGCTTGGGACTGTGGGCCGACTAGTGCGAAGCCGTCAGAGAAGTCGTGAGAGCGACCGTCAACCGGCTCCTGTACACCGCCGTTCTGCCACCAAAAATCAATACAGCGATCGGCAAACAGCACCAGGCACTCGTCACCGGCATTAACCGGGAAAGTCAGCGTGACACCACCACCGCGCGGGAATATCACTGGTACATCCACCAGCAGCGGTAGACTGGTTGATGTCCTATCGCCTGAGTCATCCGTTTCATACCCCTTTATTGCAGGCTGAACAACACAGGTCACAGCAACAGGGTCAAAGGATTGAATGATTCCAGGGATCGCAACGCGGATAGATGCTGAGATGGCATCAGCAAGCGCTTGGCTTGCCTGCTGCTTACCGCCGATCTGAGATTGAAGTGATACGGGCATGGATTTTCCTCATAAAAAAACCCGCTCGGAGGCGGGTTATGAACAATTAAATTTACCGTTTATATGCTATTGGTAACCATCTATCGTGTCTGCCAGCAGCTCATTCTTATAATCTGATAAGAGTTTGAGCGCCAGCGCAGCGTTATCACAATCGGCCTCTCCCGTAGCAGTAAAAATGGTCAACTTAACCAACTCCATTGAGGTATTTAGCTCATAGCCATTTAGAAGCAAGAATATACTAGCGGCCTGGAAAGCCGTTCGTTTGTTGGCGTCATTAAAAGCATGAGACTTCGCTATTGCCACCATGTACATAGCTGCAAATTTAAATAAATCCTCACACTCTTCATATATACGTAAGTTATCTACCCGATTGAGGGCGCCTTCAAGTTTTCCCCGGTCTGGCTGCCCGCTATTTGGCAATGTACTCTTCTGAATAGCGATAACCTCATCTACCGAAAGGAACGTAATATCAGCCATTACTTATCTTCCAGTTTTTTTATAATTTCCGCATGTTTAGACTGAGTATGTTGCAGAGCTTTAATAAATGACTCTGATACCCCTTGCAAAACAGCCGCTGCATTAGCAGCCTGCACCAGCGTCTGCCGAGCCTCATCAGACCGAGCAAGAGCCTCCAATTGCTTAGAAAGCCTCATGACACCCTCCGTTATCTGCGGTGACATATTCGATGCAATCAACTGCGAAAGATGCGTATCTATCTTTTTCACAGATGCTTTTACGTCTTCTATGGAAGCAACCTCTTCAACTGATTTCGCACTAATGACAAGATCAGGCTTCCCGCGCTGCGTAACCGTGACACTTTCTCCCGAACGTAAACAATCCAACGTTGCTGATAAATCAGATCGCATTTGCGTGTAAGTAATGATTTTCATGGAACCCCCTCTGTACATGTACAGATTAGCGCATAATAAAAACGCAGGAGCAACGATTATTGTTGTTTAGTGAACGATGGCAGGAATCACTTCACCTTCACGCAGTCATAAGTCGCGAAGTGCCGAGGGGCGTCCATGCTGGCGCGAAGTAATTCAACATTAAGAAACGCTTTGCCGTCTCGCTTGATAAACTCAAAGCCGTACATGTTACCGTCCCGCGCAGGCGCAAGAGCCATATCCAGCTTCATGTTGGCATAATCGTCTCTTTGCCTGAGGAAGGTCACTTTTTGCGTGTTGGTTATTTGCCCATTTAGAGTTGTTTCGCCGGATTGAACCGTGTCCAAAACCCAAGGTCCGCATTTAAACGCTGCAATACTGGTAACAGGAAACATTAGCGCCAGTATTATTGAAACGGTTTTAGCCATCGGAAATGCCTTTATCCAGAGCTGATTTGGTTAAGAGATCTTTCGAACCCCGAGCTATACACATCAAGTCCATATACCAAGACTGCCCACGCGTGTCACCATGGTAATCAATGCTGTAGACAATATAGTCACCATCAACGTTGATGCTAGCCGGTGGCATTGAAGGGACACTAACCGATAGGTTACCGTCCTGCTCTTGTTCTCGCAACCGCCCCTCCGCTGTGGCTACTGCACTACCAGATAGAGATGCTCGGTAAACTGATGTCTGGTCGATCCTTACCAGGCTGCCCAGCTTGATGTTGGGATTAATGAGACAGCGCGCATTAACACCATTACCCATTGTCTGCTGCGGTCTGCCGATCAGCCCTGTATTGGCGTTTAGTACGAACGCTTCTGTAAGATATTTGCTTTCCGGCAGGATGTGAACCTGATTGTTTTCAAACCACCAGTTACCATCACACTGCTTTGCGATATCGTACATCAGTGCGGAGGTTGTCTTGTAAATGACGCGACCACGAGGAAAAACAGTGGTGGGCATTGTGGGTGCTGCACCACTGGTGATGCCGAACGGGGCGTACGTTTTCATACCCTGATCAAATAGGTCGGCATACTTCCACCCTGCCGCTACAGTTGTTTTCACCGAGGCGTTAAGGTGTCCCTCCCAGCTATCAATACACTGAATGAGTATCCAGTTATCCGTAATGCTGTCTTTGCCGGTGATCGTGAATCGGATATCGCCATTGAAAATTAACCCGAAGTTGCTGTCGGTATAGTTGCCGTTACTGTCCGGCATACCGTCATAACCCGCAATGGCGCGAATTTTTGCAAACTCTTTCCCCATGATTTTGTTTTCAGTATCAGGGGAAAGGTTGTAAACCTTGAAATTTCCCACAAAGCCGTTGAAAACGGTGGCTGGCATTTTCTCGATTTCAAACGTTACTTTAAAATTAGATAAATCGATGCCGGTACCATCTTTGTCAAGCAGTTGCAGTTCGAAATGACGCATCCAGTTCTTGCTCATGCCTACTCCTGAATAAAATAAAGGTGGCTTCTGATCCCGAGGTTGTCTTGCGTGGGGTATTCCTCCGCCCCACTGTCACTATCAATGAGCAGTAATCCGTTGATGCCTAGATATTTGTACTGACTTAGCAAGTCCACACCTGGCACCATAGGCAATCCCAGGGCCAACGGATTACCCGCTGCATCCATTAAATCCAATATCCAGCCAGCCACACCCCGCCATTGAATACGCATGTTGAGTTGCTGCCCATCGAGCACAATAGAAAATTGCTGATTGAGCGGTTTTAGGGGAATTTCTCGTATATTCACTGGACACCTCTACTAAATATTTCCTCAGCCTTTTGCCGTAGCCTAGAGCCCTGAGATAGGAGGCTTTCATTGACGGCTACAGGGGTTTTCGTGCCAGTATTTTGTACCGGGGATGTATTTAACCCTTCCTTCATATTCTCTTTGTCGGCAACGGTGATGGTCTGCGTCTGGGTAATAACAATCTCTTTCAATGTCAAAACACACATCAGCACATTTTCACTGGTTTTATCGGTGGTCACTTCAATGGCGCGGATTAACATGTTTTTGTATTGCCGCTTACCCGTTGTGGCATCGAAAGGTTTTCTATCTCGCTGTAACTCAAGAATTTGTTTATAAATGTCTGCCGGGCTGGTACCGAGAGATAATCCCGTGCTGGCATCAAAAATCGCTGTTGTATCAACACCGTCAATCAACGATCCTCCGCCAGCAAAGCCTAACTCCATGGTGAGCTCTGACGGGCGGCGATATGCATGGTCAGCGATAAAACCTGCGCCGGACTCTGTAGGCTTATCTACTGGGTTATCAGTGATCTCCAGAGTGTCCGAGTGCTTTTCCGTGATAACAACGCTGGGTACAATGATGCCTATTCGACGCCGTTGCTGAGAAAATAAAACTGAGAGAATATCCATTAAAAATCAGGCCCTCTATTTGTCTGTTGGGATAACCGTGAATTGACGTCAGATTGACGATCAGCCACTTCCTTTCCTGCGCGAGTTGGATCGGAAACCCCGTGGATATGAATATTGGTTTCCTGCTGAATGGAGGGGGCACCAGCATCAGGCATATTGCTACGCACGCGCGGGATATAGTTGCGGGTTTCCTGTGGCATCAGCGCCATGCCGTGCTTCTGCACGTTGCCGATCCCCCAGTTATATGAGGCCAGCGCTTTATCCAAATCACCACCATTCATGCGCAGCAGCTGCGCCAGATATTTGGCGGCCGCATTGGCAGACTTTTCAGGATCGAATACGTCATTGCCACGCAAGCCCAGCCCGCTGGCTGTATTGTCCATAAACTGGAACAGCCCTTTTGCCTGCCCGTACTTTGTCATTGGCCCTACAGCAAACTGGTTGCCGCTGGATTCAGTCAGCGCTACGCTGCGCAACAATCCTTCTGGTAACCGATAAAGCTGCTCCAGTTGCGCCAATTTTGGCTGCAACCAACCCAGTAGCGCCGCCCCTGCTTTAGTAGCCTGAGGGCGCTTAAAGGATTGGCCGTATTGCACAGCATCGCGAGAACCGAAAACCCCCTCATTCCCCGCGTGCAAGCTCCAGCTTGACCACCAATCCGACAGGACTTTTTGAGCATCCAAATCAAAGAGGGGCTTACCCGTCTTTTGCTTATCCTGAAGCTTTTTGACCAGGTATTCGCCCGGATCCATCCCCGCTTCTTTTGCGGCTTTCTGGATTTCATCGACCTTATTGAACAGCTCGATCGCCAAACCTATTGCGATAATTTTCCCCGAGAACTTAAACAGACCGCCAAACGCATTACTCACGCCGGTCACAGCCTTGATCATCTTGGCCGCCCAAGTAACTGCCATGTAACCGGCCAAGATTTCGAGCGCCGTTTTCCACCCGCCCACGGCATCTTTAAGCGCCAGCAGCTTATCGCGGATCCAGATAATCGCCTCTTTGGCTTTTTTGATACCGGGCTCCCACTCCGACCAATCAATCAGGCTTTTGCCGTGCTCCTTCCATGTCATGTAATCGTCGTACAGCAGCGCCAAGGCAATAATAGCGGCGGTGATAAGCCCAATCGGCGACATCAGGAACGCGCTGTTCAGCATGCGCCAGGCCACCAGCATAGCGCCGAAGAAACCAACCAGTTTCTTTGACTCGTCCCCCAGTTTTCTCCACCAGTCGATCACACCGTTTACCGCCTGCGTTGCACGATAGACCATTCGACCAATAGCCTCGGCCATCCAGAAGATCCCCTTCACCACTCGCGTAATGAATGCCTCAATTTTGGGGAAATTCTCCATGATGCGCTTTCGGAGAGTTTCCAGGGAGCCGCTCAACCCTCCGGCCAGATCGGAGCCTATCTTGTCCTTAGCCATGCCCAGCAGCGTTGTGAGGCTGCGCATTGAGGTCATAAATTTGTTGGATTGTGCGGCTGCTTTTTCGGAGTCCAACCCCGTAGCTTTCAGCATTCCCTGGTAATCAGCAGTGAAACCGGAAATACCCCGGCGCATCGCCAGCAGCGTGTTTTCGTCAATGCCGAACATCTGCGCGTATTGGTTTGCGCGGTAAGTCGGCATCTTTGAAAGTTTGTCGCCCAGAGCGGTAAAAATCGCTGAAGTGTCCCGCATCTGACCGTTAGCACTGCGCGTCTTGACACCAAGCCGATTTAAAAAGCCTTCCGCGCCTGGACTGTTACGCATAAACCGGGCAAGGTTTTCGAGTGAGCCCTGGGCGGCAGCCGCATCAGAACCGGTTTGTGATGCTGCGTAACCAATTGCACGGATCCCCGCAACGGTTGCCCCGGTGCGCTGAGAGGACCAATACACCTTATCCAGGCCGTTGGCTATCTGGGTAGTGAATCCAACAACAGCCAGCGCGGCCCCTTCCACAACCGCGCCAAGTTTGAGGACGTTCGCGGTAACCCCAGCGACAACAGCGGAGAATTTCCGCTCGCCGGCTGAGTCAATATCGAACCCAAGCGAGATCAGGAAATCCTTGATAGTTTCAGCGCTCATTATCTCGGCTCCATTTCTCGATCCGGCGTTCGTTCTCCGCCTTCACATCGAGATAATCATTCATCAGTGCAATATCGAAGAGATCGACAACGCCGCTTTTCAGCTCCGCTATCGAGCACATACCCGCCTCTACCGGGCGTAAAAGATAGTCCTCTCCGCCCGGTAATGACTCCAGCGTTAAGCCGCTGGCGGAGCTTCCGCCCCTTTCTCTTGGAGTTCGCCCAAAAAATTTCCCAACGAGTCCCCCACCACTAGAGCTGCGATTTGCAGCATGCTCATGAGGTCGATATCGTCAAACATCAGTTGCCCGTTGCTGAATATCGGCGAGTAGGTATTGCCCTGCTGGCGCGCCACAACAGAAAGGCATGGGTGAAGGATCGCGTTGCTATCCTCTTCGCTCATGTCGGACAAAGTTTGCGCTATCACCGGCAGCGCTGTTTTCAGCGCATTCTCAAGAGTGATCTGTCCGTTTTTTAACTGCTTCAGCACTGCGATTTCACCCAGCAGCCCAGAAAGAACCGGCAGCAGCTTGCGGGACACTTTCAGTTGATCGAACACATTCAACTTATTGGCCCGGTATTTCTGGCCCTTGATTTCAAATTCCATGGATTACCCCTTAAAACGTGCCGAGCAATTGATCGATAAGACCGGCATCAAATACCCAGGCCACCGTGCCGCCGTCTTTGGCGTTCTGCCAGTCTGGCTGCTTCTGGAATGCTACCGAACGAGCCGAGCACACATCGTTGCTGGCGCTGTTGCGGATCACGATGATGTTGTTGCCCCACGTTGCAGACGAGAGCGATTGAGCGTTATACAGCGCGCTCAGTTTCGCGTTGGTCGGGCTGGTCTTGAGTAGGGTTACAGTGATAGTGCCGCCCTTGCCTGCGTGGAGACTGTGCATTACAGAGCCATCCGCGCCCGTGGTCATGGTGTTTTTTGCCTCCACCATGGCAACAGTAATACCCTCCTCAGCGTTGCCTGCTCCGTAGCCCAGATCGAAAGAGCCACCCGGCCCGACGATTGAGGCCGAAACATCTAAAAAAGAATACGTGGACATTTTCGCCCCTTATCGATTTACGTTGATGATGACGTCAGCGAAGTGAACCGCACCCGCCAGCTTGATGGCACACTGGATCACCGGCGCGCGGCGCGCGTCACGCTCGGCCTGTGACTGGCTGGCTACAGGTGGCGCGTAGGTGTAATAACCTGCCGTCAGTGTATCGCCGGTATTCAGTTCACCGACCGGATCACCATTCCACACCCCCGGCGCAATCAAGCCGTTTGTGACGCCTTGCCCAAGCGAACCGCTTACGCTGGTAAGCAGGCGCGTGATACCTGGGTCGGTTTGCGGCACTTTGGTTGTGCTGGTGTAGAGCACGTTATAGAGGTTGTTCTGTACGTAGTTCTGCAGCCAGTCCAGGCCGTGGCGCTCGTCGAAGAAATCGCCGTTCGACATCACACCTTCCTGAATAATCGCAGTGTCGTTATCGTAGTGGACAAACACGTTACAGTTTTTTGCCGTCAGCGTGTTGGCCTGTGACTGCGTGAGAAACTCTGCCACGATCCCCGGCTGCTGCTTGAATTTCAGTGTGATAGTAGTGTTGTTGCCCAGAAAATTAACAGTAAACGCACGGCCAAAAACGGACGCTGTAGCAAAGGGGCTGCTACTGGAGTACTGCACGAAGGTGCGGCCATAACTTAGCGCCTTCAGCTTGCTGGCAATGTCCGCGGTGTTGTCCAGGTCAAGAACGCTGGTGTTCTGCGTTGTATGGCCGTAAATGCGCGAAACATCCTCGGACTGGATAAACGCTGCGACGTTCAGCACGTCGTTATCACTCAGCGACGTATCAGCAATTTGCAGCCCATACCAGCCGGTAGACATATCGGCCAGCTTGAAAATGCAAGCCTGGATATTCTCAGCGGCTGCACGCGGTATCGCCAGTGCGCCCGCATTCTGCGTGGCTTTCATCATCGCGGAAACATCGGTTCCGGTGGTACCGGCTGAGCCATACCCCACCGCTGATACCGTGCCAGTGGTTTTCGACGTGATGATAAAGCGACTGTTTGCCGCATCCCATGTCACTGTTGCCGTGGTCAGTTTTTCGGTGATCCGCGCAGCCACGCCATTGAGATTGGTTTCAGCTGCAAAAGTCAGCCCCGTAATGTTCTTGGCCACACCATCAATGGTGATCTGCATCGCGCCGTTAGTGACTGTCGCCCAGGTACTGATCGCCATCTGTGCCGGTGACAAAATGCCACAACGTAACAGTGCGGCCTGGTCAGCCTTGATCCAGCGCCCGATAAACAATACTTTCGGCTGCGGAGCCTGCTGAAAATAAAGGGATGCTGCTTGATATTCCGGCGTGTCCATTCCGAAATCTGCACCAACCTGCGTGATGCTGGAATAGCTGCGCATACGCTGGCTGCCATCAATGACCGGGGATCCGCCGACGATAAGCAACGCCCCGAAGTTTCGCCCCTGCGCAGCGCGCAAGGCCATATTCACCGTCACGTTGACGATGTTCGATACAGGTAAACCCTGTGACATAGGTTATTCTCCGAAGAATTGAACCGGTGCTTCTGCGATCGACTTGATGCCGTATTCGCGGATGATTTTGCGGCGCAGGCGGACGGTGAGGTCATACCGCCGCACCCACTGGTTATTGATGAGTTCGGGAACGCTGTACATTTTCCCGCACTGCCACAGCGTCAGGCCGAGACGCTTTAACTCATCGTTGTTCTGTGAAATGAAGATGCCAGCACGAAAGCGGGTGGCCGTTTGTTGTCCTGCGGGGCCATAGAAGCAACAGAGCACAGCAAGGCTTTCCTGCTCCCAATGTTCGCTGCTTTCTTCCCCCGGTACCAAAGCCGGAAAGGCGTCTGAGGTAAACTCTGAAATTCCGAACCCGCACCAGGTAGTCCCGTTGGTGGGTATTTGCGTTTGTGGGTCAGTAAAGCGCGGCAGAACCATTCCAGGCGGCAAGCCTGAAATCGCCCTGATCCAACGGCTTATTTCCCGCTCAAGCGCTTCATCATAAAGCGGTGGCGGCCCTGTGGGAGTGAGGTACCCTGCTGCTTTGCTGTCGTTACTCAATCGGCGTTCCTCCGTCAAAGTCCATCAGCTCACAGTGCGCCTGGACGAACCCGGCACCGTAGGCGGTATAGGGATCGACAAAGGTCACCCGATACTTTCGGCCTCGGTACGTCACCACATCGGCGTCTAGCCTTGGCTGGCCCTGCGTAAGCCGGAACTGTGTCACGATGAGAATGGCCCCGTTGATGTTCTGCCCCGCCTGCATACGCTTGGCCTCCAAGGAGCGATCAACGGTGACCACGCCGCTAAAGGGGGTATCCTGTGGGGTATTGGTAGTGAATCCGTCATCATCAACGGTCTGTATTTGCCGATGGCACACCAACGTTGTATCGACAAAATCAGGATCCAGCAGCACTTCGGTAACGTCGAGAAACGGCATTATTTACTCCTTACCACGTACGTGATTGAGCGCAGCAGGTAGCCGTGAGCGTAGAGCGGCTTATCGCCGGGGATGCCCTGAGCGCGTCGGCTTTCTTTCGTTGCATCAGAAAGAGGGTGAAGCCGGTCGCCGGCGCCGATCACGGCCTTTGCGCCATCCCGCACAATCTGTCCCGCGCTTTCAAGCTCCCGCTGCGCCGCCTCCGTCTTGCCGTTCAGCGCAAACACGGCCGCCGCCTTCAAGTGCTCAGTAGTTCGCGGTTTGGTGTCCTCGATCCCCATGTCAAGAAACGGGCGCGGTGGCAGCGTGACGGTCTGGCCGCCGAGCTGCACCGTGGCACCGGTAGACTGCAGATAGCCGATCTCCGCGTTGTTCAGGGTTTCCCCATCCTCGCGCGTGGCATTGGCTTCTGGTATGCCCACCAGCACATCCATTTTTGAAAGCGCGCGTAAAGCCGATAACACCGATTCAGCGTTATCACTTCTGACCTTGAGACCGCTTTTTATGCCCATTATGGCGTTCCCAGTTGAATTGCCCCGGCACCGAATATCATCAGGTATTCCCAGAACTCAGAGCCATAGCGGGTGTTGTTCCAGAAACCAGCATCAGGATTCAACGTCACGCTGGCGTCATAGCTGACAGAGACCTTGTCAACCGATTTAGAAGTCTGCACCCCACTATTGGCCCCACCCGCTGAACCTACCGCAACCCCGCGCATATCAGCAGCATAAAGCGCCATGTAATGCGCCACGAAAAGACCGACAACATAAGGGAAGATCTCTTCCCCGAACCGACTTTCACTCAACAGAACATCGGCCAACGCAAGCCGGGCGATGATCATGGGTGTCGGGTAGGTCGTGGTGTTTTCAAACTGAGGGAACATCTCGCGGAATTGTTCAGGCGTCGGTAGGCTTTTGTTTCTTGCCATTGGCTTTGGCCTCCGCGAGTTGCGCTTCAAGCTCCGCAATGCGTGTGTCTTTTTCCGCCATCAGCGCTTCAAGCTCCGCAATAAGTGGATCGCTTTCCAGTGTTGGTGCATCACCATCAGGTGAACAATGCTCCTTCACAAACCAGTGATCGGCGACATCACTTTCCACATCATGAAAGCCAGCGGCAAACGCCGTGATATTGACGCCGTCATTGAAATTAAACGGCGCCAGTACATAGATTCTCTTTTTCATCGCAAATCCTCAAAATTCAGCCCCGTTTCCGGGGCCGCGGGCTTAAATGCCGTCCATGTAGTTCAATGTTTCCGGATAAACCGGCTCAATGACGCCCAGCTTGCCGTAGTAGGTCACAAGCTGATAAATGCCACGGTACTGAATCGGCACACTTTGCAGCGGCACTATCGGGAAGCGGACAAACTTTTTATCGTTTGTATACGCCAGCATTCGGTCTTTCTTTGCAACACCGCGCCCGATAGCCCATTTCACCGGACGAATGTTTAGCGGCTTGCCATTCTGATGGAAAGCAATCGTGTTGGTCTCGAGGTAAGTCAGCAATGACTGGTTACCCGCGGATGAAACAATCGTACTTGCCAGGAATGAATACTGTTCCGGCGGGATCAACAGGTCTTCCGGTACTTTCGAATACGCAGATCGTGTCCATGCATTGCTCAACACCTGGTTAATACAGGCGCGGATTTCATCGGGGGTCGATGTCGCCCAGGTTTTCGCGGCGTTAGTCGAGGAAATGTTAGAAAGGTTTAAAAGTCCTTGAGCGCCTTTTACCGCATCCCCGATATATACCTGTTCGTCAGTATCCATGTTCCATTTCAACTGCATACCATCGTATTTCTGGGTATCGATAGGGCGACCTACCTGAGCCGCGGCAGCCAGTTCTACAACCGTCCAGCCCAGCTCCATTCCCCAAAGTTCCAGCGGGAAACCCGTTTTAGTGATATCGACATTCAACCCTGCGATAGCGGTAGCAAGCTGGTTAATCCAGTTCTTGCCGTTAGCATTTGGGGAGCCTGGCGCCGCAAACGTGGTGTTGGTGAATGAGCTAATCTCATCGGCGATAGAAACGTCCTCGCGCAGCTCAACGTCTCGGCTCCAGGTCTGGGACGTCAGCGGTAAGTTCAGCGTCTGGTCGAGCCGCTCCAGCTCATGGATCAGAAAGGCACCGGTACTATCGACGGTAGCCTGATCAAAGGTCATTGGCATTTTTAATGCTCCCTTTAAATGTTGTAAGCCAGTTCAATGTTCCCTTCAGCATCGCCGGGGCCATTGAAAACTGCGTTGGTAACTTGAACGGTATTAGCGCCGTCTGCTGTGGCTAGGAATGCGCCCAAGGGGCTTGCAGCAGTCGGGGTGCCAACGCGCATGTAAACCGGCGCATAAAGAGCGACTGAGGAAGCATCACCGCCAATATTGACCGTGACATAACCACGTTTCAGGTTGTCGCCGGTAAAATTGAAACCAGAGCCAATCTGGCGAACTTTATCGGGCTGCGATGCGGTCGGGTAAGGACTGTAGTGGATCAGTAATACCG